CACACCAGTTACAGACACGAGTATGCACAGGCTATTCTATGGTCAACACGTGAGCAGGCAAAGGCATACTATAAGAAGCCTATTGTGCAGCCTCAAGTAAATTCTACGTGGCGCTGGTGGTAAAATTGTACGGGTATAAAGCCACCAAATTGTTTTTATGTAATGGAATCTATCCTTGACGTCTATGTTTCATATGGCGTTGTGTACATAGACCTAAATCCAGCCAAATATATTGAACTACAAAATTTACCAAAATTTACAATTCAACCGGCGCCAATTAATTTAAATTTAAAAAGAACTGCGGAGTACAACGTTGCAATTTTTCTAGAATTGGAATTTCACGAAATTCCCACAATTCTACACATCGACGACCAAATGTACGTAGTCAAGCCACAATCAACCCTACCACCAGTAGACCTTCAACTCTGCCTCGTATTCAAAAATGAGTGGCTTCAAATTCCAACGGTCCTCAACTATTATAGACGGGTTCACGGCGTTCAGCGGTTCATCTTGTACGACAACCAGTCAACAGACCCAGTCCCGCCTGAAATTGTCTCCGCCCCTGACGTTGTGTACGAGAATTGGAATTTTCCCTACAAGCATACTATGCAAAGTAAGGCAAATTTAGCACCGAACTACGGAGGTCCAGAAACAATTATCGTTGCGCAAAATTCAGCATACAGTCACTGCCTAAAGAGATACAGACAGGGCACATGGACAATTCTCTTTGACACCGATGAATTTTTGGTGCGCCGGCGGGATAGTCCGTCCCTGTTAAATTTAGTTAAAACGTTGTCACCGAAAGTAAGCACAATCATAGTACAAGGCTACTGGGCTGGGTGCAACGGTTTATACCAGTCGGAATTGTACAATTCGCTGCGCAAAATCACGAAACGGTCCGATAAATTCTGTATGAATAAACTCATTTTTAGGACGGCAGACCATATATACACCAATTGTATCCATAACCCATACTCCACTAAAGGCGCAATTGTCAAACTAGCGGCAAACCAAGGCTTATACTTTTTCCATCTATATACGGCATCGGCTAAAAACCGCGTCTGCGACTGCGCCATCTATTGTAAAACGAAAGACAATTCGTTCCAGGAAAGTTTTATGTATTAAAGTAGGATGCGCACGGTAGACGTACTCGCAATACTTGCGTTTGTTATAATTGGACTTACCGCGCTCAACTATTTGGGTGACCCCCGTGTAACACACGAAGGCTTCCAATCGCGCAGAGAAACAAGTCTAAGTCCCGATGTTGTAGAACAGGACCCCGCGCATCTGCTAAAAAGCGAAATAGAGATGACCCGTCCCTACAATGTAATTGGTACGCTGACACAGCAGCAGTGTTATGAGCAGGATGGTCACAGACTGCCCGAGGTTTTAGGCAACTACACACAGCGCACGAACAATTATAGTCATACGTATCCCGATTCTTGCTCTGCGCCATTCAAAGAGCTTGTCGGATCCTTCTATGCGCCACGCGAAGGCTCTATCGGTGCCCCAGTTCCAGTGGGCGCGAAGATGCCTGCCTCCACTGAATGCCGCTTCGGACAGTAGGCAACTAAGGTTCATACATATAGTTTATATCAAGTCTATCACAGTAAGTATTTTATGAGATTTTCCACGTCGCGTGGCAGTTGACCTCGCGGTCCCCCCACTTTTTTCGTATTCTTGTATATAGATGTCAGTTGAAGCGTTCACTCCCTTCGTAACTAAAGTACATGATACAAAAAGCATTCCTACATTTATAGTGGAATCATTGGTCTTTGGTATAGTTGGTCTTGCGTTAGGCACCACAATTGATAGAGTGTGCATTGACCTTAGTGATAAATACCCGAATTATAAGATTGCCATAAGTATATTTCAAATAATTATATCAGCTATTATTATTTCAGTTGGGTATTTGTATTTACCTAAACAATACACATCCCATTTCCAAAGAACACTACCAGGACTAGCGTTCCCAGCCTTTTATTATGGAGTACAGAGCAACATTTATAGTACATGGCAGAACATAGGTGTCGCGCCCACAGCAGCTCCTGTTGTAGCGACACCAGTTCGCTCACTTCCTCCACCAATTTCTGAAAGCGGTGGACGGCGAGCTTAGATTCTAACATAAATTCTAGTGATATGGAAATTACATTTCTACTTCACTATAAAAAGTTATACCGTACAACTGGGTATGCGTGCTGCTATGGTCAGTAGGTAGCCAATGCTCCATATCATATTACAGTAAGTCGTTAATAAGACATTCTGTATCGTGTGGCATAAAATACATAGGGTCATTCCGTGCGGTCGCAACGTTAGACCAGAACCTATTGTATTCTGGTAAACCCACGGTACTCCACCAGCGTCTATTTCTGCGGAATTGAACACGCTGAGAATCTAATACTCCTAGCACGGTGCGCTCCACAACTTGACCAGCCGGAATCCATGCATCGGCTTCTGCGCGTCCTTCAAAAATTGGAGAATACTCGTAAGTCCAACTTTCTTTACAGTCTTTGTCACCGACAACAGCAACCACACAGCACGGTCCGGCTTCTGTTGCCCCAAGACGACATTCGTAGTAGTCCGCGTTTTCAACGTCGTATATTTCTAGTAAAACCTGTATTTGCTGATAAAATTCATCAGGTATGATTTCAGGTTCAATACGTCGCGCCATGGGCGCCGAGAAGATAACCAGACGCCCATCGCTTGTCGCAGTCGCAGAGCCCACTAATTTGTCCAAAAGCGGGTGTTTCCGCGCCGACATAGACTGTAGAGCTGAACCAGTAGTCCACGTATACAATTGTTTCAAAATGGGCTCGCTACGATAAATCCATTCCGCCGCGTTGAGGTGCCCTGTAGAAACCTTATCTTCCTGCTGCTCATCTTGCTGCGCAATTTTGCTTCGCATTAATGAACCATTTCGTGTATCAAACAAATGCGAAAATTCGCTAGAAGTTAGAACATCACGTTTATTATAGCCGTGCGCGTTGTTTATAGATAACGGTGCACCGGAATATGCTGTAGGTTCGTTACGGCGAAATAGATAGTATTCCCACAAAAGCGTCATTAAAATCTGTGTTGCGTCATTACGAGCCCGCCGACTCGTATAAGATGGTTTAATATAGTCTTGAAATATGGCTACGATACCCGTCTCATTAACCCATTGCTGAAAATCCCAGGGATCCAATAATTCTTCGGGTGGCTCAGCTTGTAGATAGTCGTCCAACCAACTGCAAATTTGACTGTAGACCATCTCTAATTCAAGCGGCGAAAGTAACCAACCTAAACCGCCCGTACAATTAAAGCATAATGGTTGTCTGTACAATTGCGACCAGCGTGGCGCTCAAAGACCTACAGCTATTTCTTTACACGCTCGAATTGTTTAATGAAAGTCCACCGATGGTCTATCTTTTGACCGATACAGCGATTCATACAAATCCCCCGTCATACAAGGGTGCGCTACATACAAAACCGACATTGGACAAGTATGCGCATATGAATCGCAATCAGATGACACATACTAAAGGTATTACGTATAGAACTGCATGGGAGGACTTTATGATGGAAAAAGCTACGGTAATGGAATGGGCTTTCGCAGAAGGTCACCAAGAGATATTTTTCTGCGATTGCGACATCTGTTTTTTGGGACCGTTGCCCAAAGTTCCTCCTGAAGCCAAACTAGGTGTAAGTCAACACAGAATTAGACCATCTGATGAGCAACGGTTCGGCATATACAACGCGGGTTTTGTGTATTCTGCCGACCCCACATTTCCGGCGCAGTGGCGCGAAGCCGCGCACACCTCGAGATACTACGACCAGACCGCCCTAGAAGATATCGCCCTAAAAACATGGGCAGCTCAACTATACGAATTTCCTGTTCAAATAAACTACGGATGGTGGCGCATGTATCAGGGCACACAGTCCCCACAAGCTCTCCAGAGCGAGTGGTCAATTTTCCGCAGGGACCATACAAGCGGACTCTGTGTCTCCGGCAAACCGCTTTTATCCATTCATACGCACTTCGGAGAACGGACCGATATTGTAACATGTGCCTTCAACGACTACGTATTTCAGTATCTCTGTCGCCTAGGGAAATATCCACCGGCTGCAGCCCTGGTGAAATTCCTAACCAGGGAGTTCCAACATCTAAAATCTTCCAAAAATTGACAACTTACAGATTTTTAAAAGGGCAGGCATAGATAAGCAATGAACGCTATAATTAATACTGATTATAGCAGCATAAATGCCTTTATTATGTTCTGTTTGGTCACAGTACTTGCTGGAACAACATACGTGGCGGACTACATCAATAAGCAGGAAATAAATATTGCAGCCCTGCGTTCAGAAGTTGCAGCTTTGCGCGAAATCCTGGAGATACGTTTTGCCCCTGACGACGAGTTTGAACAGGAGGAGGAGGAAGAAGAGGCTGATGAGGAGAGCACAATTGAGGATGTCGAAGCAGAGGATGCTGATACAGAGGACATCGACGCAGCTGAAGCTGAAGCTGAAGCTGAAGCTGAAACTGAGGACAGTCCAGCGAACAGCGTAGAGGAACCAGAGGATAGTGGCTTCGCAGATGATGAACAGGCGCCCGCAGTAGAGCCCGAAGATAAGCACGCGCGTCTTCTGTTGAGGCTAGAGGCAGACGCCGAAGTTCGAATCACGTACAAGAAACAGACAATCGCAGCTCTGTTCAAGCCTCGAGCAGATGCACCCAACGGATACGTGTTCAAGACGGCAACAGGTGAGTACAATACCCCGAGCCATTTCAGTACATATGTGAAGAAGAAGATTAACCCTGCTATTCAGGCAGACAACGGTTGGGATTCACTCTACATTGTAACTGGCACCACGAGTTCAGGCAAGCCCATCAAGATGAGCCTCAACGACCTTATTAATTCTAAGCCCAAGACAGAATGAGCCGCGACGTAAAACTCATAACGGTCAAACGGTCTCACCGTCCCGAAAAAAAGTGGAACTTTACATTCAAGAACAAAAAAACAGGTAGCACCTTTACGACGTCAGCGGGCGCCACAGGCTACCAGGACTATACACAACACCACGATAAAACCCGCCGTAGCCGTTATCTTTTTCGGCACAAGAAAGACCTAAAAACGGGCGACCCAACGAAAGCCGGCTACATATCGTACTATGTTCTCTGGGGCGACTCAACCTCCTTCGACAAGAATCTAGCCGCCTATAAACGCAAGTTCAGTTTGTAAAGCCAAACCAGACAAAAAGTGAAAAAATTGAAGACACCATAAGCCAGTTCCTTATAGTCAGGACCGCCTCAAGCGCTAGGCGTTCCTGGGTAATACCATTTGACCAGTCTGCCCTTACGGGAGTGTCTGGCTGAAAAGAGAAGAGACTGTAAAATGCTTAGTGGTGGTTGTCGCGAAAGCGGCAGCCGACGAAGCAGCCCTAGTCGCATACATGCTTTTTCAGTTCTAAATTTACGTTCATTGAATGTAAATTTAGACATTTTTAAACCAATTTTATGCTAATATGCCTATATATTTGGCGAATAGACGCCCTGCGAAAAGATAGCAGCAGAAATTGTACCCGTAATCAAAATGGTAAAGATCCAAGAAGCGAAAATCTTCGCCATGATTTTCCAATTAATATCCTTGAGGCTACGGTCGCAGAGACTAATGCCTACGACTGCCCCAGTGATACACTGAGTAGAGGAAATGGGCAGACCGTATTTGGAAGCAAATGATACCACGAGCGCAGTCGCCAATTCAGCCGAGAAGCCGCGCACCGGCGAAATGAATGTGATTTTTTTGCCAAGCACCTCCATGATTTTAACACCGTAGGTAGCAAGTCCGACCACGATACCGGAGCC